TAGCCATGCTTAGTTTCTCCACCACCATAAATAACTTTAGGTATTGTTACTGGTTCATTAGCCAATCTTGCATTTGTCATAATCTCATTAATGCGTTGGCTCCATGTTTGGTTACCGCTTGATAATCCTGCTAACTCTGTCATTGTATTTTGCAACTGTCCAATTGGGTCCATAACATCAAATGAGATAAGAGGTCTTTGTACATCAGAACGGTAGTCAACAAATAGATTCTCAACTCTGCCCTGAAAAATAATAACTGGGTTACCATTGTTTTTATGAATTAATCTAATCTTAGAACGAGGCTGTAAGTATCTATAAATATTTGGGTCTAATTGTCTGTTAACTGTTCTAACATGCATTACTCCCACAGATGGAAGCGGTAGGGCATAAGCACCTGTATATGTATCAACACCACGCTTTACTGAAATAGATAAACATTGGTCAATAATTGATTGCCATTCAAACAAGGCATCGTTTTCTAAATCTTTATCTGATAGTAGATAATGCTCTGCTAACTTAGACTGGCCAAGAATAAAACCTGCTTCTATAGCAGTACGAATTTCTAAATCTATTTCATCGTTTAGTTTCATCGTCCATTAACACCTGTGTACTTATCCAATGCTGCCTTCACAACTCTTCCAAGTTCATATGGGTCAGTACCAACACCAGCGTTTATGGTTACATAATTATTTACTGCCTTGCCACTGCGCCCACCAGCATATGCAAAATCACTTGTTGTAAATGGACTTGATATTGTGTCAGATATAACTCCAATTGCTTCTTGTGCTAAAGCCTTAGATTTTTCAATACCTATTGCAAGGCCTTCTACAATATCTTTACCTGATTCCATAAATACCCTGGATGGAGATTTACTTCTTGTAATCTTATCCCAGGCAGCCTTCATAAATCTTCCAACTGTTGTAATAGCATCTTCAACTGGCTTAGGAACTAATCCCTTTACAATTCCAGTTATTACTACTGTACCTAACCCCTTCCAGTCTTTCTTTTCCCATTCCTTCTTTAAAGCATCATAGGTTTCAGTAAACTTATCTCTAACAACTTTAGGTATAAACCATGTAAGAGCAGCAGTTACTGCTATTTTACCAAGTTCAGCCCAATCTGCTTCATTCCAGGCTTTCTTAAAGTCTTTATAAATCTTATTTACTTCCTTGCCCCACTCTGATTCATTAAATTCTTTTACAAAGAAATCTTTTATTTTCTTTACTGCATCTTTAATATCTTGCTGAACTTCTTCTGGTAGCAAAGCAAATATTGCTGCTAATGTTGCACCAATTAAAAGTACCTTCTTTGTTGGACTTAATGCTGCCCATAATAAACCAGCAGCCTCAGTTAATGTAGTTGCTCCTGCTGTAGTTGTAACAATCCATGAACCAAACTTAGTCATTCCTACTGTTACTGCAATCTTGCCAATAGTCTTTTTTAATTCTCTAATAAATTCAACTGCTGCAGCAATCTTACCAACAGTCCATAATGTACCAAGTGCTATTGCTAAATCATCTACCCATTCTGCAAGGCTTCTTTCACCTTCTTCATTCTCTGGGAATATTATGTCTAATAATGTTTGAAGTGGTCCAAGTAATTCTTCGCCTACCGCTTCTTTTAACTGGTCAAGTTCATATGTTAATTCTTGCCATGGACCAATAAGGGTTGCTGTATCTACTCCACCAGTAATTCTTTCCTGAAGAAATGCAATCTTTTCTCCAGTAGTATCAAGGGCATCAAATGCTTTCTGAGCATCCTTATCTCTAATAGCAGCACCAAGAACACCAACTTCACTGGCCTTAATCTTTCCATCTTTTAATACTTTAATCCAGGCATTAACATATGATTCTGCTGGCTGTCCAAACTTTGCTGATGCCTTTAATGATGACTCTACTATGCCTTCTAATACTTTATTATTTCCTACCTGGACTTTTCCAGAGAGGGTATTAAAATATGAGGCAATTGCTCCATCATCTATCTTAAATTCTTGTGATAAATTATTAATGCTTGCAGTAATTGCTTCTGCATCTTTACCATAGTTTGCTGCTAATCTTTTAAATTCCGCTTCTTCTGCAGCAGCATCCTTAACCCAATTTGTTAGGGCATTAACACCAATAGTCAGCCCAAGAGTTCCAAGCAATCCTCTAAAGACACCTGTAACTCTTGTGGCTGTATTGTTAAGATTTTGGAGTTGACCATTGACATTATTGACACCAGAAACTAAATTCCTGGTATTGGCGAGAATATCAATCGTAATTTGATTAGCCATTTTGTCTTCTCAACTCCTCCATAATACTTGTAACTTCTTCGTAATTCATCTCCCAAAATTGTTCTGGCGTATATCCTGTGGCTACACAGAACCTTGCCATAAAACTTAGGAGTTCTTCGCTTTTGGGCTTTCTATTCCTTCAACAAGAGCAGTCATTTCTTCCATTGTCATTTCTTCAATGTCTGACCATTTCAAGTCTGGATTAGTCTTTTTCCCTGTAACGAATGCCATTGCCATTGTTAATTGGATTGTTGGCTTTTCCCACTCATCCATTGTTAACCCTGACAATTTCTCAACCTCAATGAAATCCTTCATTTTAAGATTTGATAAATTCATCGTATGCCTCCTTAACTGGCTATATATTTTCTTTTTATTGATTCAAGATTAGAAGTGTATTGTTGCACTATGTAATCTCTATTCGTCCATGCTGCCCTGCGAAGAAATGGTTGTGCTTCTATATTTCTTGCTGGCCATCCATATTCAATTACTCCAGCGTATGGAACTCTTGCTCCACCCGCTTTTAATTGAACTCTTTGAACTGCTCTATTTGATTTAACAGTTGACGCAAGTCTTCCTGTTCTAAATGGAGTGGTAGCAACAGCAGTCTGTGCTACTTTAGACCCAATAGCAGCGTTTGCTTCTTTTAGGTCATCCACAGCACCAGCGTATTGTTTAAAACTTCTGACAACTTCTCTAAGTCCAGTAACTTTAACTGTTACGCTTTGTGCCATGCTACCACTCCTTTAATTAAGCACCTGTTACAGTTGCTGGCTTACCATTGAGAACAATGGAAAGGTCAAATGTAAAGAATTCTCCAGCAGCGCCACCAAGAGTAGGCAGAGTCTCTGCATATCCTGTTGCTGTGAAGTGTGGTTGTGTTGCTGATGCTGTTGCGTTTCCATGTGGAGCAAATGTCAAATTTAATGTTGCTCCTGGGTTGTCCCATAGTTTACGCCACAACGAGTTTGCTGCATAGTCCTGATAACCAACTACCTGGCAACGGAAATCAAGGCTGTCTTCATATGAGCCAAAGCCAAGTTCTCCAACTTCTGAGGTGAAGGTTACATTGTTTACAGCACCCTGGTATTCTGTACCATCAATCTCAAAGATGATGGTCTTTCCCTTTAATCGTGCCATTATATTCCTCCTTGTGAATACATTTGAATATTTATATAAGTACTTAGATAGTTTGCACCATTAAGTTCTACTATAAATGGCTTATCTACTTCAACTGTAGCCACACCTTGTACTTGCCAAACAGCCTGGACTATAGCCATTATTGTTTCGTCAAGATTAGATGTTTCTATTTGATTTACCGCCACTTTAACAATTGGTTGAAGTCTCCAATTGCTTGTGTAACTTGGACCGTAATCGCTATCATTAACGCTAAGGAATCCTGTTGCTGCTGTGATTATGATACAACTTGGAATTGGTCGTTCTGGTTCATAAGTATAAATCTTAGGAGTTATACCTGTGAGAACTTCCTCTAAGTCTTGTCTAATCTGTTGCAGCATCATGCGAACCTTATAATGTAACGGTCAAGGATTGGGTATACGCCTACTAATGGGTCACGAGCAATTCTTGCAGGTGCCTGGTCAAAAGTTGCGTATTGTGCAATCCCAAGTGGAGCAGAACGACGATGATACAACTCTGAGCCTACTTCAAGATAGCAACGCTCTTTTACTGATGTAGGAATATTACTTGTACCGCAATATTCGTTAACCAATAACTGAGCAGACTTTAAGCATTCTTCAATAAATGCATCATCTTCAGTGCTTGCCCCAATGTAGTTTCTCAGAGTTGTAACATCCATCATTGACTCCTATTAGTCGTTTGGATTAGCAACAACAACAAGTGCCTTGGTATCTGGTGCAGAAATTGCAAGATATCCATAGACTGAGAACTTGTTTGTGAGGTTGGTAATCTCTTCGTCATTCAAGCGGAATGGTGCACCTGCAGATTCGTAGGTTGTCAATGCTGCTGAGTTACCAACATACATAGAACCTGCTGCAAGTGATGGGTCAACTACGATTGGTAGACCAAAGAGTGAGCCTGTTAGGCCTACTGGATTGATTGAACCAAATGTGTTAACTGTTGCACCTGTATTTGACAATACTGGGCGGTCTGAAGCATCAACAATCTTGGCAAGTGACTTGAATACATCGCTTGATGCAAGGATGAACTGTACTGGAAGACCAGTATCTTCGTTAACCTTCATTGCTGAATCTGCAAGGGCTTCAATGATTGCATCTGCAGACCATGCTGCTACTGATGCTGTATTGAAGTTACCTGCGTTGGCAACAAGTGCTGCCTTTGCCATGTTGTTGGTCTTCTTTGCGTATGCTGCAACCATTGCACGGAATGCTGTGTCAACATATGCTACTGAAGAACGCTCAATTACCTGGCGTGACATTTCAGTGTAACCACCAATTGTCTTGATTGGAGCAGTTGCAGATGTAAGAGAAATCTTACCAAAAGCAAGTGTGTCTGCTTCTGCTGCTTGCTCATCTACTGTTGAAGTATCAGTATCAAGTACTGGATACTCAAGTGTCATTCCATCTGCTGGTAGTGTTCCAGTTGAGAAGACAGAATATGTTGGACGACCCTGGTTTAGGATGCGAACGGTGTCAGATACCCACTGATTCTTTAGAATTGAATCTGCAAGTACTCCACCTGTGAAATCACGATGTAGTTTTAGACCTTCATCGTCGTTATTAGCCACAGACTTGACATATTCACCATATGAGCGGAAAGATACTACTGGCTCAACAGTGTTGTCCTTTTCTGCTGCAAGAAGAGCAACCTTGCGGTCAATCTCTTCAATTGCTGTGCGAACCTCTGCAATGTCTGCGGAGGTATCTGTTGTGTTTTGGATTTCCATAACGGAAGTTTCCTCCTTGTTGTCTCTGACTGCCATGACAGCAGCCTTATCGTATGCAGGAAACGCTACAAGAGAGACTTCTTTAAGGTCTACCTTCTTGCGAATAATAGTTCTATCCTGCTTCTCATCCTTAAGAGGGATGAACCCTACTGAGAAAGAACGGATTGCTCCATCCTTTACCAATTCTAATGTTTCGTTTCCAAGTTGTGTTTCTGATATCTTTGCACGAATATGCAAGCCATCATTTTCTTCACGCAACTCAGTAACTTTGCCAATGATATCGTTGTGGTCACGAAATAGTTTTACATCCGCATTCACATCAATGGCACCTTTTTCAAAACGCTCTTTGAGGCCTCCGCCAATATCAATAGTTTCGTTATAAGGAACAGCAATGCCACTGACCTCACGCAACTCTATATCAGTGGAGCGAATCTCAAACTGTCTCGTCTGCATTGTCATCATTTGCTCCTTCTGGTGCTGGTTCCTGAACCTGTGGTTCTGGTTGTGCTACCTGGTCGCCATCTGGCAACGCAGGCAATCCTTCTAACTCTCTGACTTCATTAACTGTCATGAACTTATTGCTTAATGCAATTGCATAGCCTTCATAACGAGTCTTATTGTCAGGGCGAAGGAAAGTTGTTAGATTAAACTTAGCATACTGTCCTCTTGGAAGTAGGTCAGATAATGCTTGTTCAATTCTTGTTATATATTGCTGTAAGCCATCTTCAAATAGTTTTTGTCTGTCGCCATTTGTATTTGTATATGCCATACCGCTTGATTCAATAGATAGGCTTAAATACTGTGATGGAATACCAAACATTAAAGCAATTTGACGAGCCATAAACTTCTGGTTCTCAAGGAACTGTGCTTGTTCAGGGTCTAATGTCAATCC